GGAACAGATAAGGGAGCTGGCAGGGGAAAACGTGCTACGAGGGGTAGGGGCAATTGACGACTACACTTTGACTTTTATCCTGCACAGAGTTTCTACTTTGTTGGCTCTGAGGATGCGCGAAGTGAGCAAAGGCAGAAGGGTGCAGGGGGACACCGAACTCCTTATCGCTTTGCGTGAGATAGGCTATCCTTTTCCTGACACCTCACTAAAGCTGAAGGAACCTAAATGATGTCCAGCTGCCCTGTCGATCAAGCCCAGGAATTGGAAGAGCTGATGTTCTCCCTGAACATGCAGCAGCACAAAGCCAGAGCGGAAAAACAAACTCCGCTCCAGCCGAAGGGCATCTGTTTGAACTGCGACAGTAAACTGGATTCGGAAGCGCGCTACTGCGACGAAGATTGCCGGCTCGACCATGAAAAGTTATTGCAGGCAAAGAAACGTTCTGGCAAGCTGTAGTTGCGTTTGTTAATCAGAGTGTTTTAAGGCCGGACGGACCCCTTCCCTCCGGCCTCTTTTTTATTTCACCGTTACTGAAAACACGGCAGAGAAACTGGAAATGAGTCCTGTCTTGTCGACTGTCTTCAATCGGTAGTGGTACTCCCCCGGCGTAAGCCCTTCCACGTCCCAAAACGCTTGCGCGGGGATGTCCGCTATTTTCGCGTAGGGCGCCGCAGGGTCGACACTGGCCATACTGAATAGCTGGTACCCGGCAATGTCGGCGGCCAATAACCCCGTGCCGTCCGCTCTGGTGGTAGGGGGCGTCCATGCCAGCTTAAGGATGCTGGTTCTGTCCTCGGGAGGGCAGATGCAAGGGCAAGGTACGGGCTCCGTTGGAGGAGACCCTGCAGGGGCCACCGTCAGCGTGAAGGGGGTACACCTGCCAGGTTTATCCGTCCCGTCCGACACCAGGCAGGTGTAGGTCGCTTCATGGGCCTCTGTCACACTGGAGAACGTCATCGTCTTGGTCTTATTTCCCATCATGACCCCGTCCTTATACCAGTAGTAGCGCAGGGAGCGGTTACTGGTAGCCTCCACAGCAAAGGTGACCGACGCCCCTTCCTGCACTGTCATGCTCTGCGGCTGCGACACCATGGTCACTCCCGCCTGCGCCATCATCGGCAGCACCATAGCCGCCAGCGCCCAAATCCAAACTCTCACTTGTTTCATCCGTCTCTCTCCATCATTGCCATTTCAGAGGCGGAAGCGAAGTCTTCCGGCCCAGGGCCGGTCTTGCGTTTCCGCCAGTAATACCAGCCCCCTGCTCTGACGCCCGCCCAAAACAGGTCGGCCTGGAATTCAGAGTAGGGACTGGAGATTTGATGCTTCGACGCTTTGTCGCGGCCGATGTCCAGAATGGCCTGTCGAAAAATATCGTCACACTGTGCCCGGCTAAAGCGGGCCACGCTCTTGCGCAAGGAGCCCCCCATCAGGCCGTCCAGGATGTCGACCTCTACCTTCCCCTGGCAGCAGTACAGAAAGTCATGTGCGACCGCAGCGTAGCGGCTGGAGCCATTGACATCGAACCCCGGCAGGGCCTGCACGATCCAGGGGATCGAAGCGAAGTCGGTAATGAACCGGCGCGGCACCGTCAGCTGAAAGAAAACCCCGTTCAGCAGGAACTGAAAGGGGAAGGGGGTCAGCAGGGCAAACTCGCCCGGGCGGTAGGCCCGGACGTCCAGATAGGTCATGAAGGGCATGTCAGCCTCCGGCCGCCACGACAACCCACCCCAGCACGGCGCCAACCGTCAGCTTCTGTTCCGGGGACAGAAGGCCGGTACCCACCCTGGCCTCCAGCTCCGCCGTTACGGTCAACACCAGCGCGTCTGCCAGCACCTGATCGGAAGGGCTGAGGTTTTCCTCTGCCAACCGGGCGCGCATCGCAGCGGCCAGCTGATCAAGGCTGATGGCGTCCGTCTCCACGAACTGGCGAGCCTCCGAGGCGATACTGCGGATCTTGGCTGCGCGCACCTCGGAATCAGGGCCGGACTCAATCACCTTCAGGGTGGCGTAGGTTACAGCCAGTCGGGCGGAAGGGTCCGTTTTAAGGTCGCCAGTGGCGCAGCCGGCCAGGGCAACGGCCAAGCAGAAGTAGGACAGGTAGTGGCTCAGTCTCATTGGGGGGTTCCTCTTGGGTTGGGTCGAATAGAGCATCGGTGCTCCCGGGTTTCAGAATAGGAGTGAATGATGCTTTGGTACATCACGCCGTTGAACAGCGTAAAAGCGGACAGGAAGGAATCCAACGGGGTGTACCCTGCCCAGGAAAAGAATTGGGAGAACACTTGCCCTCCCTGGATGGCGGCCAGTGCCAGGCTGCCCACTGCCATGGCCGCCACGATGCTGCGGTCGGCATTACGGCATGTGCCGCTGCGGAAGTACTGGACTGCGCCCCACAAGCTGGCCAGATGGAACCCAATTGCAAGGATAGCGATCAAGATCATACACGCGCCTCAGACAGTGTTTATGAATCGTTTTATCCCTCGGGTAATCCCCAGCTCCACGAGGGCCAGTACGGGGAAAGCACAGTACCCGCTTGCCATAATAATGCCGTCCCTGAACTCATGTGCTTCTGGCAGGAAGGCTCCCACCATGTTACCGGTAAAAAAGGCGATAAACAGGTTGGCAAAAAACATAGCCCACACGAACCGTTTGCCTTGCATTACAGTCACGTATAGGTAGTTGGCCGCAGCGCCGAACCCGGCCAGGGAGCCAAACTGCAGGAACTTCATTACTTTATCGGGCAGCTCTTCAAACATGGACATGCCTTAGCTCCAAAGGAGTGCAGTGGGGACGGGGTACGCCCTCCAGTATAGCGGCTGTACCCCGTCTGATCAGCCCGTCAGCTCACTGCAATAACCCAAACAACCGGCAAACTTTCCACTGCAGCTATCACCGTGGAAAGCTCCACCCGGATGTTCGCCGGGCTGCCGTCCGTGGTCCACATGGTATTGTCGTAAGTGAACCCGTCATTGGCGGCTCCCAGCACGGAGAACAGCAAATCCTCGGTCCTCAGCAGGGCGTCGGTGTCGTCGTTGTAAATCCGCAGCCGGTAATCCTCGGAGAACGGGGAATCGTTCTGGGAGGCGTGGTAGTTGGCCCCTGCCTTGTTCCTTCTGAACCAGGAAAATACTACCGGAATAGTGCCGGTGGCGCTCCAGGGCTGGCTATCCACGTACAGATCACCTGGCGGGTAGGGAAGGTTGGCTACCCCTGCCACGGTATCTGACACCGCAGGCACGGCGTCCAGTCCCAGGAACCCCCTGTAGGAATAGGTGCTGAATTTCATGTCCCAGTCGGTGCCCGTGGTCAGCGCTTCCCGATCCATGATGAACGCCTGGCCCAGGTACCACATTCTGTCTCCGGTCAGGTGGTTGGCAGGGATGGTACCGTACATTCCTCGCATCGCAGCCTGAACTTCGTAGGTGTCTTCCGTTGGTACCGTCCAGCTTTTGATCCCGATAATTTCATCGCCGATCAGGAAGAGGTTGCACTTGCGCGCGTGGATCTCGGCAGAGGTGAGCCCCGTTGTCAGGTAATCAATCTCTGCAAATTCAGCATCAACATCCGCAGTCTCCGCGTCGTAAATGAACGGGCTTAGGAAAGCAGAAAAATTGTAAGCCCCCGAAATCAACTCCTCCTGCGCGGGCAGGTCCGCCAGCAGAGAACCGAACGGGGAGAACACCAGCAAGTCCTCCTCCATTGCGTACCCGCCGCCGTTGGTTTGGAACCCCACTTCGGCGTAGGTGGTGGATTGGTTCGGGGCCACAGCGAAAACGCCAAGGATGGTAGGGCTGGCCCCGTTGAGCAAGCCGTAGGGCACTTCGTAGATTTTGTATTCCGCTACAGGTTCTGGGTCTGAAATCGGGTCTTCCCAGCCTGGGTCTTCAGGCGTAACGAAGATAGCGCTACCGATTGAGAACACATCCTGCACAAACCCCAGTGAAATTCTCCTGCGCTCCAGAGAAGAAATGCTGACCCGGTTTACCAGTCCCACGATGTTGGTAACGCCGGCAATGTCAGGGTCACCGGAGTCATAGTTCAAAACAAACCGGTCGCCTATCTTCATGTCCCAGGCGCGGCTGTCGCAGACCATGGTTCCGCTGAAGGCGGGGGAGCAGATGGAATTCAAATGCTGCTGTGCTCGCTTGTTGGCGACCGCTCCGTCGCTGAACATTGTCAGGTCCATTTCAACAGTCGACTCTTGGTTCGTCATGAACAAGCCAGCCGTGCTGAATACAGAACTTTTTCTTGTCGGGTAATTGTCAGAACGCTCGGTGAAAGAATAGTTGACCCGGTTAACCAGAGAGTAAACGGTTTGACGCTGCAGGCCGTCGATCTGCACAACGTTGCTGCGGTCAAAAACAGGAAGATCACCGATAACGTAATCGTCGCGCAAAAGAACCAGTTCAACTTTTCCTGAGTTGGGGTTCTCTCGCAGAATTCCGTTTATGTGGAAGAGCACGTCTTCGATCAAATCTTTTGACCCGGTGTCGCGCTGCCACTGAAAATTTATACCCATGTTCTCGGCGTAAAGGGTAGCTCCGGCCGCCAGGAAGGAAGCAAGATCAACTTCGTAATCCTCCAGGCGCGGTACGATGAGTCCACTTGAGAACGGAATGTATTTTCCGGTTAGCAACTCATAGATAACTTCTGCAGGGTTGGCTCCTGAAGGTAGGATGTGCATGTTGCTGGCCAGGCCCAGGTGGGCAGGATAGCGCTCCAGTACTGGGGATATTTGAGGTACCGAGGGGGTTTCCCCTATCAATCCTGAGCGGTAATGGCGGGACGTAGTCGCAAAACCTCCACCCGTGGCCGTGTTGCCCGTGGGCCCTTCCAGGATTAACTTACACAGACCTAGATGGCGGTATCCGTAAGGAGCCACCGGAAAACCTGCTACGGCCGCCATGTAGGGTGAAACGGTCTGGGTCATAGACCCGCTTTTAAATGCGCAATTAAATAATACCCCTCCCCCGTTTTTCTTACCCCCGAACAAGCCTTGATTGTTAACTCGGAATCCTGAGTCGGTAGTTACACTTCCTACCCAAGCCTGCTTGTCCTCAAACCACAACTCGCTGAGCTTATCCACCTTACCCCAACAAAGAGCCAGCTCCATCCCTATGTAATACTGGAACCCAACAGTAACGTTTTTGTGGTTTGAAATCCCCTTTTTAACCTTCTCGGTTAGTTTCTTAGTCGCCAAGTCCCCATACCAGGTCAGGTTAGCGCCCTTAACCAAAACCTTCCCAACGATGTAGGGGATAGCTCGATCTTCCGTAGCGGTAGGAAAGTCAAAGTCATCAAGCCCTTTCGCTTTCAGGGCAGACTTTGGGGTTCTGGCCGTCAACTCAATCAGGGCAATAGAAACCACCAACTGAACAATTGCGTAAATTATCCAAGCGGGCCATACCATCAGTAATTCCTCAATCCATACCGGTTATGAAAACGTTTTTGCTCGGGATGTTGAACTTGAAAATATGGTCCAGATTTCCAAGTTCAGCGCAGCGGGAATAGGAGCGGTTGCACCCTCTGTAAACTCTGACATTACTGCCCACTACCATTCCGTCCATCGGGTAGATAAGGGTCAGTACTGATCCAGCCTGCGCGATAATATCGCGCCAGTCTCCGTCTCCGAACCGCATCATGCCGGAAACAAACTGCCCGTCCATCCCAGAAATACCTGAAACGGTAATAGCCTGGCCGGTGATAGCGATAACTGTCACGTTGAACTCGTTAGCTTCCAGACTGAGATCACACCCCGCCTTGTAAACCAGATGCTGGCACGTGTTACCAAACCGATACGGCAGACCATTTCTGCTTAGAATTTTAAGGCGCTGCTCACACACGATGCGCGCCAATCTGGTTTTGCTGTCCGCATCTTCAGAGGTTAAAACGTTCGTCACCCTTCCTGACCAGATAACTTTAAAGTCAAGGTCTGGGTCATTTACAAACCCCAGCAGGATTTGAACGGTCATGGGCGACGAGGGGAAAAATGTTTTGTAGATCTGGGCTACCGGGTGATTGGCGGGTACCACTATCTCTAAATTGGAGGAAGACTCCAAGGTTCCCTCTGTAGTGAAAT